GCATTCCAATCATTGGGAAGGATTTCAACTCTTGCATTGGGTGGAATTGGTATTGTCTTGACATTGGTCATCACCAACTTTGACGCACTCAAGAAAGCGGTGATGTCATTGATACCCGGTCTTGGTGCAATGGCAAAGTTTGTCGGTGGGTTGGTGCAACAATTTACGGATTGGGTTGGTATCACATCTGCACAAGATAGAGCATTGGCAAAGTTGAATAAGACAACAGAGAAAGCCAACGAGCAACTTGACAGAGAGATTGCATTGTTGAAAGCAAGAGGAGATGAAGTTGGTGTATTCAATAAGCAAAGACAAAAGTTAGAGAATGACCTTGCACAAGCTCGTGCTAACTACGGCAAGAACACGGAAAAAGAGTGGGGCAAGATTATTCTGGATACCAAAAACGCATTGGCAGTTTTGGCAATTGAAGAACAGAATTTTCAAAAAGACCAAGCACAAGCACAAGCAGATGCAAACGCACAAGCAGCAAAAGACAGACAAGCGGAAAGAGACAAAAAGAAAGCAGAGAAAAAGAAAGAAGAAGAAGAAGCAGCCGCAGCGGAGAAGTTAAAAAATGAACAAATTGCTGAAGCCCAACAAGGGTTTGTTGAATCCGAAAGGGAGAGGAGATTGGCACAAGCCAAAACCGAAAAAGAGGAGATCAAGATTAAATATGAAAACGAGAGATTGGCGTTGCGTGATGCGTACTGGGAACAATTGAAAGAAGCCGAAGGAAACGAGGAAGCCATCAAATTAATCAAAGCCAAATATCAAAACGACACGGCAACTGCAAAAGCAAACTTTGACAAGCAACAAGCCGAAGCCGACAAGAAAGCAAGTGATGAATTCATTGCCAACAAAAAGAAAGAAGGTGAGGTTGTAACTGCCATTGCTCTCGATAGTTCCAACAAAAGAATCAAGTCGGAAGAAGCCGTTCAACAAGCCAAACAAAGCCTTTACAAAGCATCAATAGATTTGGCGAATTCAATCGCAGCATTGGCAGGAGAGCAAACCAAAACGGGCAAGGCAATTGCGTTGTCAGTTATCGCAGCAGATACGGCAATGGCAATATCAGGTGCATTGAATGTCACACAGAAACCATCACCCGACAACGTTGCTACGGGCGGTCTTGCGGGTGCTGCAAAATACATCGGATTGGCTGCAATGATTTTGACCAATGCAAAGAAAGCGAGAGACATCCTCAAAGGTGGTCAACCATCCGCACCAACTGGAATGCAATCAAGCGGAGGAGGTATGCCACAAATGGCAGCACCACAAATCTCATCCACATTGCCACAAGTCAGCGGATTTGATCAGCGAGTTTATGTGACCGAGGGTGACATCTCACGCACACAAGGTCGGGTTGCATCTTTGAAAAAGGTATCTGTTACACAATAACGCTATTTGAATAAGATGAAACTTCCAGTTTACAAATTAGACATCAACGAATTTGATGAGGAAACAGGCATTGACTTTGTTTCTCTCGTTGAAAACGCAGCCATTCAAAAGGATTTTATCGCATTCAATGAGCAGTTTGTTGAACCCAATCCAAACGAGAGTGAAGAAGAGTTCGTTCAAAGATGCATTCCAATCTTGATTGGCGAAGGCAAGGATAGTGAACAAGCCGTGGCAATTTGTTATTCAATGTATCAATCAAAGTTTGAGAGTTACACGGATTATCCTGAAGGTGCAAAAGCCAATGCCGAAAGAGGTATCCGCTTAAATGAGGAGAACGGCAACAAGTGTGCAACTCAAGTGGGAAAGGTGAGAGGTCAACAATTGGCTCAAGGTGAACCGATAAGTGATGACACCGTTCAACGAATCTATTCATACCTATCAAGAGCGAAAGAGTACTACGATGAAAACGATGACACCGCTTGTGGAACAATCTCCTATTTGTTGTGGGGTGGTGAAGAGATGTTGAGATGGACAGAACGCAAATTGTCAGCGAGTAAATTTGCCATCCAAGACGAGGAGAAAAGAATCGTTACTGGTGCTGCGATGATTGCCGATTTACCCATCTATCGCAGAGATGACATTCGTGGTGAATACTATGTGGTGTTTGACAAGGAATCTATCTTCAAGATTGCCAAGAAATGGGCGAGGTCAAACCAGTACAACTCCGTGAACGCACATCACAAAACACCTATAATGAATGGAGTAAGTTTGTTTGAATCTTATCTCATAGATCGTGAAAGAGGTGTGATGCCACCAAAGGGATTTGAAGAAGTTGCCGATGGTTCGTGGTTTGTCTCTTATCTCATTGACAACGATGAAGTTTGGGCAAAAGTGAAATCAGGTGAGTTCAAAGGATTCTCGGTAGAGGGTGTTTTTGATTTTCCTGAAGACAAAGAAGAACAACTCATTGAGCAGATGAAAGAGATTCTCTCTAAGTGGAATGGAAAGTAAAATTGCAACAAGTAAAAACAAAATCTAATTTATATCAAAATGAACGCAAAAGAAACACTCAAGGAAATCCGCACGATGTTGGGATTCTCCGAAGAAGAAATCAAAGTTGAGATGGCAACAGCCACTTTGACTGATGGAACAATCGTTGAATGGGAAGGTGAATTGGTTGTAGGAACTGCCATCTTCGTTCAAACTGCTGAAGGTTCAATTCCAGCACCTGACGCAACTCACGAGGTTGAAGGTGGTTTGTTGGTGACAACTGTTGACGGAATCGTTACTGAAATCGTTGAACCTGAAATTGAAATCGAAGTCGAAGCCAAAGAAGAGTTCGCAACTGTATCTCATTTTAATGATGTTGTGAGCAAGTTGGAAAGTGCAATCGCAGAATTGTCTGCAAAGGTTGTTGCATTGTCCGAGGTTAACAGCAAACAAAAAGAAGCAATGAGCAAAGCAATTGACCTGATTGAAAAGGTTGCTGATTTGCCAAGCGAAACCCCAATCAAAACTCCCGTTTCAAACAAGAAAAACGATCAGTTTGAAGCACTTAAAAAATTCAAAAACGCAATAAACAAATAAAACTATGTCATTCTCTGTAGGATCACTCGCTAATTACACCAACGAACAATCAACTGATTTGTTGGTTAAGGCTCTTTTCGGGAGCAAAACTGCAACCTTGTTGCAATCTTCTAACCAAGTTCAGGTAGGTGTAAAATCTGCATCTGCTTTGAACATCCTTGCTTCAACCGTTTTCTTCCAAGCCGATGGCTGTGGTTACAATCCAAGTGGTACAACTGCCTTCACTCAGCGTAACATCACCGTTGGTGCTGTAAAAGTTGAAGAAACTCTTTGCCCAAAGACATTGGAAGCAAAGTGGATGCAAACACAAATCATGCCTGGTTCACCAACTATGGTTCCTTTTGAAGAGCAGATCGGTGCTGAAAAGGCTGCCGTTATTGCACAAACTTTAGAAGTTGCAATGTGGCAAGGTGATACCGCTTCTGGTAACCCTAACTTGAGTCGTTTTGATGGATTCAATAAAATCATTGCTGCCGCTTCTCCAGTATTGGCGAACTCTGCACCAACTACATTCTCTTCAATCACCGCTGCAAACATTGATGACATCTTGGATCAGGTTTACGCCAACATCCCTGCTGCCGTTGCTGAAAAAACTGACTTGGTTTGTTTCTTGGGAATTGATGCCTACAAATTGATGTTGGTAAACTTGAAGAACGCTAACTTGTTTCACTATGTTGCCGATGCTGCCACTTCAATGGAAATGGTTTACCCCGGTACTAACATGAAGTTGATCGCTGTTGGTGGTTTGAACGGAACTAACAAGATTGTTGCTGGTTCTTTGAGCAACTTCTTTATGGGAACTGACTTGATTGACGAGCAAGAAGAAGTGAAAATGTGGTACAGCATCGACAACGATGAAGTTCGTGTTCGTTTCACTTTCAAGGCTGGTGTTCAGGTTGCTTTCCCCGGAGAAATCGTTTACTTCACCCTTTAATCTTTTTAACTGATGGCTTGTTTACTCACACAAGGATTCACTCTTGATTGCAAAGATGCAGTCGGAGGTATCAAATCAATCCACCTTATCACTTGGGTTGATTCAAAGTTCACCGTTGCAAGTGGTGAAGTAACTGCCACAACTGTTGCAAGTGGAGATGTTTATGATTACGAGTTACCAAAAGGTACTGGATCATTGACCATCACCACCAATGTATCTGTTGAAAATGGAACATCATTCAATCAATCGGATGTTGTTTTCAAACTTCGCAGATTGTCAACCACCAAGCGTAACGAAATGAAGCTCCTTGCTCAAGGTCGTTGCTATTGCATCGTTAAGAACAACAACGATGAGTATTGGTTGGTTGGTAAGGAGTACGGATGTGATGTGACTGCAATGGTTGCCAACACCGGTACTGCTATGGGAGATTCCAACGGTTATGAAGTTACTCTTTCAGCAATTGAGGCTGAAGCACCTTACAAATTGCAAAGTTCAGTTGTTACCGCTTTGGGTATCTAATTGATTCTTGTTTCATAGGTCAAATGGGGAGGGCAATTGCTCTCCCTTTTTTTGTTACATATTTTTACTCTCGCTATTTTGTAGAGATGTTGGTAATTGATAAAGCACAGTCAAAGAATTGGTATTTAACGCTGACCGAAAAAGTCACGATTGCCAATCCATATTTTCTGTTTGCCTTCACACATCGTTTGAGCAATGAACTCACAACGGTCATCTTGTCGGACATTTCAATTCACCCTGAGAGATACAACCAATTTGCAGTTGTTGAGGGTAGCACCTTCACTCTTGATGCTGGAGAATTTGAATACCAAGTTTACGCACAAACATCATCGACCAATTTGTCTCCAGCATTGGCGAACGAATTGGTAGAAAGTGGAATCTTGAAAGTTGAATTTGATGTTACTCGCAATTACTACGAGGTGACTTTGAATGAGAAGATCTACGAGATTGAACAACCCACACAAATCATATATCTGCTTTTGGAAAATGGCGATTTCTGCCTTCTTGAAAGTGGTGATAAAATCTTACTATAATGGCAGATCAAAAAATATCCCAATTAGCGACCATTGTCACGGTAGACAACGCATCCGATTTGTTTCCTATTGTTGATACATCGGCAGCGGAGACAAAGAAAATCACACCATCAGCGTTGAAAACTGCATTGGCGTTGAACAATGTTGACAACACAAGCGATGCAAACAAGCCCGTTTCAAGTGCAACTCAATCCGCACTTAACGCCAAACAAGACACCCTTGTAAGCGGAACGAATATCAAGACGGTAAACGGCACATCAGTACTTGGAAGCGGAAACATTTCTATCAGTTCGGCAGTTGCTTGGGGTGGAGTTACTGGCACTTTGTCAAACCAAACAGACCTACAAACGGCATTGGATGGCAAGGTTGATGAGAATTCTGCCATTACTGGAGCAACCAAAACGAAAATCACTTACGATGCAAAAGGTTTGGTAACTGCTGGAGCAGATGCAACCACAGCGGACATCGCAAGTAGCACAGACAAAAGATATGTAACCGATGCACAATTGGTAGTTGTTGGAAACACAAGCGGAACAAATACGGGTGACAATGCAACCAACTCGCAGTATTCGGGATTGGCAGCGAGTAAGCAAGATACTTTGGTATCAGGTGCAAACATTAAGACCATCAACAGCACTTCGCTTTTGGGTAGTGGCAATGTCGCAGTTGAGCCAACAATCACCGCCACAACTTCAGCGGATTACTACAGAGGTGATAAGACCTTTGCAACTCTTAACAAGGCTGCCGTAGGTTTGGGCAATGTTGACAATACTTCGGATGCAAACAAACCCGTTTCAACTGCTCAGCAAACAGCACTTGATGCCAAGACAAACAAGTTGGTAGTTGCCAACAGACAAACCGCTTCATATACTTTGGTTTTGAGTGATGCCGATAAATTGGTTGAGATGAATGTGGGAAGCGCAAACAACTTGACAGTCCCTTTGAATAGTTCAGTAGCGTTCAGCACAGGCACACAAATCCTTTTAGCACAATACGGATCAGGACAAACTACGGTTGTGGCTACAAGTGGCGTAACTATCCGAAGCAATGGGGCAAAGTTGAAATTAAACGCCCAGTACAGCGGTGCAACTTTGATCAAGATTGCAGAAAATGAATGGTATCTCTTTGGTGACATCGCTTAATAAATTATAAAATAATGATTTTAGCAAGTCACGGATTAATCGCCTCGCAAATCGCATCGTTTGATGCGGATGCGTCTGCCTTCTTTGGTCGTGTATCTACGGCAGGGGGTACATTGTCAGCAACGGAAAAGGCAGCGGTGAACCAACTCGTATTGGACTTAAAAGCAAATTCACTTTGGACACCTATGAAAGCTATTTATCCAATGGTTGGGGCAAGTGCGGCGGCGTGTGCTCAGAACTTGAAGAGTTCAAGTTTTACGGGTACTTTTAGTTCGGGCTGGACTTTTGCGAGTACGGGGATTACGCCAAATGGTACGAGTGCAACATTTAATACTGGATTGAATCCTTCAACGGCGTTATCGAGTGTAAATTCAAATCACCAAGCGGTATATTTAAGAACTGAAAACAGCCCACAAAATTTTGTAGATATAGGACAAGATAATAATGAATGGTTGTCAGCAATTTATTGGTCTAATACTGTAACATTTATTTATAATCCCACAAATGCCAGTAATATTTCAGTAGCAAATACAAATTCAAATAATTTAAGTATAAATACAAGGCGTTCATCAACTGACTTTGCATTTTTTTATAATAACAGTAAATTAGGGACAAATATCACTCCTAATATTTTGTCATTTAATTCTAACAATGTTCATATCGGGAGTGCTGGTGGTCTTACTTTTTATTCATCGCGAGAAAACGCCTTCGCCTCCATCGGGGACGGCTTAACCGACACCCAAGCAGGTAACTTTTACACCGCAGTACAAGCGTTTCAAGTCAGTTTGTCTCGCTCCGTTTAAAATAAAACTATGATAGGTTACACACTTACACCCGAACAAAAGGATTTGATACAAGGGCAATACTACGCACCTTATCAATTCTTTAATTGCGTTCAAGATATCAATGGAGTTTGGTTTTTGTTTCTTTCCGATGAGGACAAACCCGAAGTTGAAGCAAGTGCTTACGCTTGGGTTTTAGATTTACCACAAGCCGAATACATCCCACCACCACCCCCACCATTCCCAATATGACAACACCGAAAGTAAAACCCAATGCCCTTCCCGTCTCGTTTGACCAATTCCGTAAGAACCCTGTTGCTGCCGTGGCTTTTTGTATGCTTTTGGCTGTTAGTTATTTGTATATGGACTTGCGTTCGGGCAATCAACAGCAGATTGATGAATGTCGCAAAGAGATGGCAGTACTACGAGCAGAGCAAAAACAGGCATATAAGGCATTGAAGACGGCAGATTCTGCATTGTCCGCAGCCATTACTGAACTACGCATCATTAATTCAATGAAGAAACTATGAGATTGTTAATCATTTTTGCATTCGCTTTCATCGGTGGTTATTTGTTCACCGAATCTTGGGCAACTGAACCCAAGCCAGTAAGTGACATTGATGCGTTGTTGAAGAAGATTCAGCAGAACACACAAGCGGTTGGGCAAGCCACTAAACAAGCACACGAGGTGAGTGAGAAATTGGTGGAAGCAAAAGTGGTTGAGAAAGAGCAATTGAAAGAAGCG